TCATGGTAAACAGTCTCTTGATTCCAATCGTAACAGGTTTAACTGCAATTCTAAAAACTATATTAACGGGTGTTTTGTTAGCACTTAGAACAGCAGTCGTTGCACTTGTAGGTGCAATTGCAGGTTTGGGAGCTCCGTTCCTTATAATAGCAGCTGCTGTTGCACTTCTTGGAATTGCAATAATTCTATCTTGGGAGTACTTAAAAGAAAAATTCTATGCCTTTACAGATAAGATGAAAGAGATAGGTACAAAGATAGGTGACTTTGCTAGTAATATGGGTGACAAGATTATGGAGTCTTTTCAGAAAGCTATTGATAAAGTAAAAGACCTCGGTGGAAGATTGGGGAGAAGGATTCTAAAATTCTTTGGATTTGGAGGTGATGAAGAAATCGACACATCTGTAAAAAAAGAAGGTGAAGAATACGTTCCTATGACTAAAGAAGAACGAATGAAATACATGGAAAATGATTACAAGGTAACTGGCGAAGGTGTTGGATATAATCCCGAAGAAGGCACCGTTGATATGGAGGCACTTGCAACTGGTAGTTTTACAAAACAGATGTTACAAGACCTTTTAGATACTGACAATCTAACAGATGATTCTCGTTCAGCAATAGAACTAGAAATGAGACGTGAAAAATATAATACTGATATCCTTACAAGATTAGAAGCTTCCATGGAGGGTCTAGTATGGGATAAAGACTCTATGACATATATGTCTACAATGGACTATGCCATGAGAACTCCTAATACTGGTGGTGAGATTGAAGATAGAACTATAGAGTTAAATGAAGCTGAAAAACAAAGTGGTGGGAATGTAAATACTCTTATTAAGGGTGGAGATACTGTATCATCAAGTACTACATTTATACCACCTTCAGGCAATCCAAGAAATAATGAACCTTCTGCAGCAAGAGGTGCTGGTGGTTAAATTCTTGGCCCTTCTAGGATATCAAACTTAGTAATCTTTTTTCTATTGTATTTTGTTTTGTCCGAATGGACTTGTGATGCACCATGACTTGGTGTCTCTTTTCTAACTTTAACATCGGGTTTCTTTTTGCCAAAGATTTTCTCCCAATTATCAGAGTATAGTTCCTCGTTTGAGTTCCGTCTTTTTGAACCCTTGCCACCGTGCCATTGTTTCATCTAATTTTTCTATAGTTTGCATTTTGTCGTTTCTTAAGGTCTAGTTTTTTCCTTCTCTTTAAATCTTGATTCTTTTGATTCTTAGTATCGTTAGGTTTCTCGTGATACTTTCTATCTCTGACCTCTTGAACAATTCCAGCATTATCACAATCCTTTTTAAATCTACGGATTAATCTATCGAATGGTTCTTCTTGTCTGTTCTTTGGATTTATTCTTGGTTTTACACTTGGCATATTATCATTACTATTATTATTTTAAAAAAGTGTTAAGTCACCCCACGCCTTACAGCATTCCCGTTCTTAACCGATTGACCCGCTTGTATTTGCCGTCAACCTTTCCCTTACTAAGTACCCCCTTATTTCCACGGTCTTAGTGAATGTACCAACTTTATCACTTATATTCATAATCAAGAATTGGTACACCCCAATCTAATTAACTATTTTCGTTAGCTAGATTTTTAAAGTAATCCATTGCATCATCTTCTTCCTGTGGGGTTGAAGTTTCTGCAGTAGGGACTACTGGTTCGTCTGCAACTGATTCAGTGTTCACGTTAGACCATGGCACTTCTTCCATATCTTGTGATACTGATTCTGCTGTAGATGTAGATGCACTACCGAGAACTCTTTCAAGTTTCTCTTTTAGTTCCTCGTAAGTTTTAAACTCACTTGGTGCAATAACATCTGACAATGAATGTACTTGACCAAACACTTGGTTTAGTTTTGCTTCATCATCAAATAATGGTGCAACTGAATCAAATTCAGATTTGTCGTAGTTCCAGTAACCATCAACTTTTCTGATTTTAATTTTAAAGTTTGCACCTTCATCTCTTAAGTCAAAAGGATTAATTGCTTTCTCATCTTCAAATGCAGGTGAGATTGCTTCCTTAAGTGCTTCAAAGATTTTTTTACCGTATCTATATTTAAATACTTTACCTTCGTTGTCGGGATTTTTAGGGTCTGAAACAACATAGACATTTGACACATAATGTAAACGTCTTTTCTGTTTACGTGCTATCTCTTTGTTTGCCTCAATTCCTGTATTCCACAACTGGGTGTTGTATTCAGACACTGGGTCTTGTTTATTAAGAGTCGTTAAAGACTTCTCAATATACCAACCACCTGGCCCTTGGAATCCATGGTCGAAGTATGATACCCAAGGCATCTCTTCTCCATCGGGAGTAGGTAAAAAACGAACCACTGCATAACCATTACCAGTTTTATCCAGTTCGGGTTTCCACATTGTTTCATCTGTGTAGGATTTTTTTGCACCATCAGATGGTGAAGCTGTTTCCATTGCAGCTCTTAGTTTATCTAAACTACTTGACATTGTATTCTCCTATTTTATCGTACAATTATATCGCATCTTATATTTCGGACTCTAGACCTTGACCTAGAATCCACCTTTCACTACTTTCATAGTAACAGAGTTCATTATACAGAATTTTATCCTCTATGTCTAGAGGGTTTTTCCAATATACTGAACATTTTTCATAATACTTTAAAAGTGCTATGAACTGACTCCTTTGTGCATTTAACACATTAGAGTCGGTATTGTATTTATGCATATAGTTAGAACTACCTGCATAAATGTTTTCAAAACTATCTGATTCAAGTGCATCAAAACCGATAAGATTAATTCTATCGTATCCGTTCTGCATTGCAAAACCTAAAGCAGACATTCCTGTAAATAAATTTTTTAATAATGGGTCATTGTATGTTACTATTGTTTCGGGTCTAATCAATCCTAAGAATTGTGTAGACTCATCATCTCCCTGTATAATGAAATGAGTGTCGTCTTCTTTGACACTTACATCTGCATTGTTGAATGTAGGAACAAGCATCTGCATCATTTCAATTGGTAGTGGGTCTATGTCTGCAAATGCAACCATGTTACCTCTATAGTATTCTGATTCAACTATTTCTTTTTGTACTGGCATGTCAACTGCAAAGACAATATCACATTCCTTAGTATCACGGTAAATTGCATTACACCCCCACACGTCATGTGTGATAGTAGAGACATCTATATCTTTTCTACTTGGGCCATTCCCAAGAATAGTTACTTCTGACATAGTTCTAATAATTTGTTTTTGTATTTTGTTTGGTCATAAGAGAGAAATGACTTATACTTATTAATCTTAATATGCACTTCGGGATACACTACGTGTTCCGTTATGAGTCTCTCCCAATCTTTAGTGAATCCTATTATCTCATCCATAATACATAGTGTCTCTAAGGATATTTCTTTTCCTAAAAACCTTTTAAGAAGAATAGGGTGCTGTCCTTTCTTAACTTCTAACACTTGATTGATATTCTTCTTTAGAAGTAAATCAGACACTTCGGTTTCAAACATATATCCTAGTTTCTGATTTCGTTTCTTCCATTCCTTGTAAATCTTATTACACTCTTCATCCAACAAGTCTCCTGCCCAACTATCTTTTAGAGATAGGTTTGCTATATAGAAATCTTGTAGTTCTTGTTTATGTGTTTTAAAGAGTTTACCGAAATGGTATTTGTCTTTTCGTTTGAGGAATGAGTTGATGTCACTCTTTACTTTACCGTTATACTTTACAAAGTCATAACCCTTAGAATAGAAGTGTAACTTTATTCCAAGATAAAGAGTGTATGCATCATATCCCTCACGACTCGTCATTAAGTAATGATTTTCTTTTCTGCAGGTGCTTGAATTAAAGGTTCACCTTTAACTGCACTTGTATGTGCCTCTGCAATCTTCTCACTTGAAGGAACTACAAAGACGTATGTTGAGAATGTCATTGATGGAGGATTCTCTTCTCCAGTTACAGCAACACCCTTAGAGAAACCCATTCCACCTTGTGGAGAGTTTACAATCATTTTAGGGTTTGCAATAGTAAGTCCATTATCATCAGAGACAAACTCTCCGACATATTCACCACTCATTGCTACTACTGATACTATATCACCTTTTTTCATAATTTTTCCTATTTTTCAAAGAACCTATTAATAGTTCCTTTTGTTGATGTACCTCTATTTACCATATTGAGTCCAGTTGCTTCTGCTTCTAGTTTCTCTTTTAGAGGTTGAGATATTAACCTCTTTGCAGACTCGGGTTCTAAATTATTGTTTTCACAAACTCTAACTATTGCACCCATTACATCTGTACCCTTCCTAAGTAAAAGTTTTTCTACTTGTTCAGTGAATTCCTTTCTTGATATCATATTAAAACCTTGTGTTGTATCTGTTATCGGGGTCTACTTCGTCTGCAATTAAAGGCAGTCCAAAGAAGTGTTCACAATCCCATGAGTCATAGTTGTTTTCCCATAACCAGTCATGTCCTTCTTCTTCAAGTAGTTCTTGCATTTCGTCTTCGTCTGCATCACTACCTTCTGCAAGGTGGATATAATAGTCACGTCCACACTCGTCAAATGATTCTAAAAATTCATTCTCTTCGAACTCACATGGCTCCATGTCACCAGTTGCATCTTCTGAAAGATATGCTTCTAGTTGTTCCTTCTCTTCCTCGTTAGTAATCTTAACGATATATGCACCACTTCTCCATAGTGCTTCTATGACTACTCTATCTTCGTTGTCATTGTTCTTAAACACTTCACGTTCAGTGTAAGACTTTTTAAACTTCGGGTAGATATGATATTCTTTTCCTACTTCAATCATCTTAAAATCCACTCTCTAAGTTGTCTCTCCAATCTCTAACGATACTATAGTATGCATAGTAAGTTGGACTAGTGTCATGAACCCCAAGACCACCATCTGCATAAGGTGTTTCTAGATATTCGATAAGGTGGTCTGCTTGGACTAACAGTTCTTCTGTTACATCCTCTCCACTGTCAATTCCAAGATACTCACATAGTGTATCATATGCATTATCATATGCTTGTGATTCTATCCACTCGTCACCTTTAGAAATTATCTTATTCCAATTGTAATCTCCGTTTAAATTAAATTCTTTTGTTTCTGCCATTTTTATACTCCATGTAAATTTGCATAACGCTGTCTTAGTTTATATAACTTATCGACATATTCTCTAGGGTCTGCCTCAAAGACTTGAACCCCACCTCCATCAACAGCAACAACTGCCACTATTGAATCAATAACTTCTCCAGTAAGTTCCTCAACCATAATTGCATATGCAGTCATTTGATGAAACCATGGGTCTGCCATGTACTCTTCTTTGTACTTTGCACTTGTCTTAAAGTCAATAATACAAAGTTCGTTATCCCAAACACCAACACAATCTACTTGTCCTGCCATTTGTAATGAATCACTCCACATTCCTGCTTCAAGTGCAATAGGTGTAATATCATCTAACACTGGTTGCACTGCATTGAACATTGATTCGTCTAAGATATTTTCAAAGACTAACTCCTCTTCTTGTCTTAGGTATTGTTCAAATAAGGAATGCATTTTAGTTCCTCGTCTTGCTGCTACAGATGAGATTTTATTTGCTTCTTCAGCACCTACTCGTTCTCTCCATAACTTAATGTGGTCTCTTGTAAGTAAACCAGTAACAGTTGTTACACTTGGATACCTTTGACCTTCGGGTGTTTCATAGAATCTTCTACCGTCTTCTTGTACACGAGTCATTGATTCCTGTAATTGCTCTAGGTCTCCTAGTGTGATTTGATTATCCATAATTTATTTTACTTCTTTCTTGACTGAATGTCTAGATGTTTTTTGACGATTTCTTTTGTCTTTACTTCTTTGACTCCACGTTGTCTATGTCTGTCCATAGGTGAGCCAGGGTTTGCAGATGCAATTTTGTTCAACACTTCCTTCATACCTTCATCTGTTTTTACTCTGTCTCCATGTCCACCTACGGTCATAGGAGCTCCAAGTATTTGTTGTTTAAGGTGTGGGTTATTTAATCTGAAATCTTCGAGGTCTCTCCAAGACATAATGTGTTCTGTTATCTCACCAGTTTCAGTATTTAAAAAATCATATGTTGGCATTATATACTTCTCGACTTTATGTGGGACTCTACAATCTCTATGACTTTCTTTTCGGAATACCAAAGACCATTGAACATTGATTCAGTTCCGTCTTCCCATTGAACGTGATATCTCTTGTAACCGAATGGTCTATCTGAAAAGATTCTAATATCACCATAACTCTCAACCAACATTCTCATACTGCACTCATAAAACTGGGGACTGGTCTATCAGTCCATACTGCAAAACCTTTCTTGTAGTTTGCATAGTATTTATGGTATGCAGAGATAGAGTCATTTTGAACTTTGACATCTTCAGGCATACACTGGGGTGGTTCTGAATAAGAACCTAGTGTAATGTTATTAGGTATCTGATTAAGTAAGTCTCTGAGTTTTGTATCAGTCAAGTGTACTTTATCATAACGATAAGTGTATTCGTCACATAGTGCAGTAAACATATCGTATGCATACTGATACTGGATTGCATTCTCTCTGACCCAACGTGTAGAAGGGTGGTTGATGTGTGATGCTTTGTATAGAACACCATCCATGTTAGAGTTGTCTAGTCTCCATCTTTGAATCCTACGACCACTGGATGCATCGGTATATTGTTTACCATCTAACATACGATGAGCAGTAGATAACATTTGTGCATACTCGATAATCATCTTAACGACATGTTTGTCACAATGCATTTCTGCAGATTGTACTGGGTCTTTGTGTAAGTAAAATAAATTCATAGTTGTTTAATCTCCGATAAGAACTCTTCGACATTCTTCCACGTCAAGTGTCCGATAACATCATCAGTTATACCACTAGTATAACACAACTCACCTGTGCTGTCTATAGAGTAATCTAAAACTGCAAGTTCCCATAAACCATTCTGTCCACCATAACTTCCGTCATGTTTAACAACACTAGCACCATAGTTATTTGGGAATGCATATTTGTGTTGCACTCCATTCATAACGTAACTTGTATCCTTAAGATACTCTCTAAATTTTTCTACTGTATCATACATAATTTTCTCCTACTTATAAAATATGTGGTCTGTTATTCTAACAGTCTCGTTTAATGAATCTGCCCAATATGGGGTTACACTTATTGCATGGTAGTGTGTTGCACCTTCAGTGATATCACCATAT